TCAAAATTTGGAAGTGCTGCAGATAATTTTTCATCAAAAGCAGCGATTTTATACGCATTAACCGATTTACCAGAATCAGAGGTCACTTGCACATCTTGGAAAAGTTTCCAAAGTAAGTTAAAGAATAATTCATCACAGAGAGAGCAGAGAGACTATTATATAATCGTATTAGACAAAACAACTAAAAGGGTTCATTTACAGTCATTAAAATCATTGCAGAAATTAACGTCAAACGGGAATAACCTACCATTTCAGATTAAATGGAAAGATAACACCGAACCAGTAAAAAGAACATACTTAGAGTCATATGACTTTTTAATTAGCACATATAAAGAGTCAGTAACCAAAAAAATTATGAGTCATCAGGGTTACAACGAATTGTAAAGATACCCTGACAGGGGGTTATATTTCCCCCTTTCTATCTGTATAATAAAGGTATAAGTTTTATTTACTCCCTATGAACAACTTAACAGAAAGACTAATTAACAGAATTAACCAGAAAGAATCCTTCAAGGATATTGCGTACCTATGCGAAGACTTCCAGACCTTCTGCGATGAAATCAACGAATGGGGTGTGGATCACATCGGAGGAGTTGATCTTTACGGAGTCGGATTCCTACCTAACCCTGAGTTGGATTTAGATGCGTTAGACGGGTTTTTCGCTTCGTTCGGTTGCACACCTTCTAACCCACACCCCGCAGGTCGTTACGCTTAAGTAACGAATTGTTTCAGTTCGTGGATATTTACCCCACGGACTGACAATCCAGACTATACTAAGTATATAAATTAAATCCCTTATTATTATGAATACATTTACAACTACTGCTTACAACCAACAAGGTCAAGTCCTTGAGACTGAAACACACACAGACAGTTGGGAAGCAACTGAGATCTGTTTAGGAATGTCTCAGGATCACGGATATGCAGAAACCTTAGACGCTTGGGGTAAGCATTACGGAGACTACGGACACCGCCCAACAGTCTTAGGGCAGAGGGTCTTCTAACCCTCTTCGTGCGTGAGGAGCAGTGTTAGGGGGGTCGCCCCCCCTTATATAAAATCGCAAGGTACCATATAAGCTATAAACGACCCAGATCGACCTCTCTATGGAAAACGCAAACGATTTACACAGGGGGCACAGAATTTTTTTCGTGTGTAAAAATGCCCACACAGGATTTAGAAGAGAAATTATGCATATGCTATATACTGGAAAAGTGAAAAATATGACCCTTATGAAGAAGTACGAAGATTCTAAAGTATCACTGAATACAGACGCAGTAACAAATGAATACAAGATTACGGTACCAGAGTGGGTCGTGAATGAATTTGATTGGTATGAAGATACAGAATTAGTTTGGCACGTAGATGATAATGGGATTCATATACAGGAAATCAGTCATTGACAAGTTGTATAAATTACAGTATGATATGAATGTAATTACAACACATTATGGCGAAAGGATTTACAGTCAAAGCAAAGTCTCCAGTAGCAAAGAAGCCACCTGAGTGGGACTATAATTTAGCAAGACAGTTAGTTCGTGGAAAGACCATTGTATTTTGCTTACCAGGTCGTGGAGTCTCATATAATTTTCTGAAGAGTTTTGTATCACTGTCATTTGATTTAGTTCAGGCAGGAGCAGCAATTCAGATATCTCAGGATTATTCTTCGATGGTGAATTTTGCAAGATGTAAATGTCTTGGAGCGAACGTACTCAGAGGACCGAATCAGTTACCTTGGGATGGAAAACTCAAATATGATTATCAGCTCTGGATTGACTCAGATATTGTATTCAACACAGAGAAGTTCTATCAGTTATTACTGAATGCAATCCCTCAAGAAGCTGTTACAAAGGAAGAAGTACTCGAACCGATGAAGAACGAGAAGGGAGAAGTCGTAAAGAATAAGGATGGATCAGACGCAACAAAACTTGCAGGTTATAAGTTAATTGTGGATGAATCGAAGGAAAAGCAAATCGTTGCTGGATGGTATTGCACCGAAGACGGAAAAACAACATCCGTTGCTCACTGGTTAGATGAAGATGATTTCAGAACCAATGGTGGTGTCATGAATCATGAAACGATTGAAAGTATCTCAAAGAGAAGAAAACCTTTCACTGTTGATTATACAGGTTTCGGTTGGTTACTCATTAAGAATGGTGTATTTGAGAGTGAAGGACTACCATATCCTTGGTTTGCTCCAAAGATGCAGATATTTGAGTCAGGAGAAGTTCAAGATATGTGCGGTGAGGACGTATCATTCTGTCTGGATGCAAAGGAAGCAGGATTCGAGATCTGGTGCGATCCAAGAATTCGAGTTGGTCACGAGAAAACAAGAATAATCTAATGTTTGGTATTGTACTCATTGCAACAGTATTCGCACTGTTTATACTGATTCAACTAAGACGTAAATGACACGATACAATCTTCTACGCAATGGAAAGGTTGTTTTCTGGGATCTCTCAGAGAATGAGTTGTTAGATCGACTCGAAGACTTCGCTGTGGAACAATATGTCACTGGCGAAAAGATTAGCGAACAAATTACTTATGAACCCGTAAAGGAGGAAGACTAAATGGCAGGAATGTTATCAGGGAGTGCTTACAATCGTGATGCTCGACCCAAAAAATCTCGACAAGGAAGAGGGAAACACTCTAAATACTCAGCAACCTCTCGTAACTCGGCTCGCAAGAGATACCGTGGACAAGGAAGATGAGACCTCAAAGAATCGATAAGAATGGAAAACGTGGAAAGATACCCGTTGATATGTCTGACGATTTTTATCATAACGGGAATGAATATTGTCGGTATTTAATTACTGACTATCGTTCCTCGATTTATTTGAAACACAAATAATGTTGAATGAGATGGAG